GTTAATTATTTTAACTACAAACTTTCGTGTTATTGTTTGTTAATTTCTTTGTTGTTCCAAATATATTTTGTATTCGTGCGTATATAATAATGTGTTATTGTTTTCTTGTTTATGATACCTATATAATTGCACATTTTATCTAACTTTGTGCAATTATTTAGATTTTCTTTTTGCCTTATATAATGTACGCATATAAATAAGTAATGTATTTAAGGCAAAAATTTCTTTGCTTTATAAATCGTTGATTTTCAATGACTTATAAAATACTTTCATTTTTTTCAAAAAATAATTGCTAAAATAATTTGTAGTTTCAAATATTGTTTATACCTTTGCAACGTCAAACAAAAAGAATGACAAACAAGTAATAGCGGTTACTCTGTTAAGCGGTTTCAGTTATCCCACATATAATGCTCAATGATAAACCGCAAACTTATTGCAAAGGTTTTCAAGTGATACCTAAACACTTGAAACGTGTACGAAACGAAAACGCATACTTTGCATGTATGTAAGTAGTTTAAAACTTAAAAAGTAAGTATTTACGTTATTCGTTCTTTGGCTTATTGAAAGTAGTTTTTTTCACTTTGTGAAAGTATGAAGTTATCAATGTATTACGCTTTTTACAACTACCTAAAAAATAGCGTTTTAAGTAGTTAGCAAATGTAAAGTAACTTATTTACTGAAAGCAAATGAAAGCAAACAAGTATTGAATGTAATGAAATTGTAAAATATCTTTGTATCGTATTTGTAAATCAAAAGTAAAAGCAAACAATAAACTATTTGTTAGTAATTTGTTAGTAATTGATATTTAAGCTAAATATATTTGTAGGCGTGAAAGATAGACAAACAGAAAAGAATAACGCTAAATGTGTGTACAAAGTTAGTTTGTATGTGCTTAAAAATGTTTCTGTAAAGTATTTTATATTTTTGCCGTTATCCTATAAGGTAGCGAAAAGTAAAGTATTACTAAGTAAGAGTAACAAGCGAAAGCGATAAAACACAAAAAGCGAAAGCACACAAAGTTTGCGAGTGTGTGCAAAGTAGCTATCTATCAATTAGTTATTAGTTGGTGGTGTAGTAAGTATGTCAGAAACTACAAACAAAAGCACTGAAAACAAGATTTTACAACAAGTTTGTAAATTCAGTGGGTGGATTGTATCTAAATGCGATGAAAGTGTTTTCTGCAATCCCTAAAGCGTGTACACTGTGGAATTTCCCACGGTGGGAGGCGTTATGTACATAGCGAATATGTAACCCACTACGATTTAACAAACTTAATTATTAACTTCCAAAAAGCGTAAATTATGGAAAACTTTGTAAAAACTTCGTTTGAACTCGTGAATGGTAATGTAAATGTGGCTAACAAGTTGATGGCTCGCTCTCTCGTGCTTGCCAACGACAAAGGCACGATGTACAACATCACCGCCAAAGTGCGTAACACCGACAAGTTTTCGGTGGTTCGTGCATTGGCTAAAGCCGTGCTCGTATCTATGCGTGAAGCCAACAAGTTGAACTCAACTGAGGCAGCACAGGAGAGCAAGAAGCGTGTGGCTAACAAGATTACCCCTGCCTTGTCTTGCCACGTTATAATGGTAACAGACAAGAACGGAAACATTCTCACGGACTCTATCCTGTCAGTCCGTGAAAGCGAGAAAGACACAGGCAAACTCCGTGACGTAATTCGTATCACTAAGGGTATGCCACTTTACAAACTTGTTGTGGAACAGGGCTTGGATTGGTCTAACGAAAGCGTGGTCGCTGCTCTCAATGCGTGGACTACTGCCACCATTGAGCAGATGGACTATGTAAAGAACTTAGATAAGGCGTTGGCTGAGGCTGCTAACTCGACTGAAAAAGAAGAGAAAGCGGCTGAGGCTGCCGCTAAAAAGGCTGAGGCTGCCAAGAAAGCAGCCGAGAAGAAAGAAGAGAAAGCGGCTGCTTAAAGCGTGGCTTTTGACAACATATTCGGTGCTATGTGGTGCGTAAAAGCGTACAACATAGCACTTTTTTCGTTGGTGCTGTACATGGTGGATATGCACGAAATGGCGTAAGTAAAGCATAAAGACCCACGAAGAACGTGGCTTGAAAGCGTGACAAAAGTAGGCGTATGCGGTTCGACACCGCCACGCACCTCTAATCAAAACATAAAAGACAATGAAGAAAGTGTATACTTATTATCAGACAAACGAGCCTAACCTTTTAGGCGGTTTTATGACGTATTCCACACTTGATGAAGCGTGGAAAGCAGTTGAAAATGGTCGTGGAAATCAAATCACGGCTGTAACTTGTGTGAACTCTGAATGGTGGCACGGAAAAAGGACTGGATATTTGTGCGAAGTGCTATCAAGCGGTGTAATCTATAAAGCGTAACAACTATGCCAAAATTAGCAGACTTACTGCCCGTAAGCGTGAATAATAGTAGCGATATGGGCGCAGAATGGCTCGTGAATTTTGCCTATCTGCTGGGAATGGACTTGTGTAAAGCGCAATCGGTGTACGAAAAGTATGGCAAAGGCTACATCTATACTAAGAGTGGATTTGCTATGCCTGACACGCCATACCAAAGGCGCAAAATGGTGGCAAACTTTGGTGACTGTGTAGTCGTGGAAATCACTGGTGAAATATGGGTGCGAACAAAGCGTAACATTGGTGCGCTCAATCGTAAACGTGCCAAAATTGCCGATAACGTGGAGCGTAGAAAGATACACCGAGCCGAGCAAGAATTGCGTGAAAGCAAGCGTGTAAACCGCCTGTTTAAGGATGGGCAAACCAATCCACAACCGAAGCGTGGAGGCAAAGGAAATAGTCATGCCGACATTGGTAAGTATGTCAATTTCCGTGGCATCCGTATGGAAATGACGGAACGTAGAAGCGAAACGAAATTCGCTAAAATCGTAGTGAACATCTAAAATTGGAGGGCAAATAATGGAGAAATTACAAGTACACAATAAACGCTTGAATACATGGTTTATCGTGGATAATGGCAAGGTGTATGATGCGAAAACTATGATACAATTACCAAGATTTTCAAGAGAGGCGATTGGTGCGCTTCAGTTTGTAAAGAAACGCTTTGAAGCCTTATGGGATAAAATGGGTGAAATCGACCCAATCTGGGGTGACATCAATCTATATCAGCAATACGAGCATGATTGGCTTCGTTGCCGCCAAGCATTATACGGACAAAATTAATTGGAGGAACAAAACATGACACAACAGGAATTTACTGCCAGAACTGGCTACACACCCAAAACCGAGGATGAATTTTGGGCAATCCATGACGAGTACTGCAACAGCCCTTTCGACAAGGACGAGTTTTGCCGTAACTGGAAGCGCATCCATGCTCCAGAATACCGACAGCCGTGTGTAATGAACTTTGCTACGGAGGCTGAAGCCGAGCAAAAAGTGATAGAACTGACGATGAAAAATCGTGTATTTCGTGTAACAGGGCGCAAACAGATTTATGTGTACTGATACACAGGAGGTGCTTATGGTACGTTGTTGGGTTCGACTCCCGAAGCACCACAAATAATCAAAACATTAAAAGATATGAAAAAAGTACATTTTAACCGAGTTTATGAACTGATTTTGACGTGCAAGGGAAAGAAAATTATCCGTTATACGTCTGCCATGCTGTTAGCTTTGGTTCTCACTGGATGCACGAAAAGCGAGAGTAAGCAGCCTGTGACTTATGACGCTCGCATGGTGTATGTAGACAAGCCTGTGGATTTTTCCCCAGCTAAGAAAAATGTGGAGTATGGCGTGATGAACGACCATAATCCCATCCAGATTGCGACCTGTGAGAAACTTCTTGACGAGTGCATAGAGTGTGGAATACTTGACCACAAAGGGCAGAAAGTGTATCGTAAGATAAAGAACAGTCCTTCTGTATCTCGTTATATGGAGCTTATCGAGGAGTGCGAAAATGAGGAGAATTTCTATGATACCGTTGGCGAGGGTGACGCATGGTGCGACTATTGCGACTATGTTCTCGCCCCTCGTGGTGAATGTTGTCCAGATTAAAGAGGAGGATGAAGTATGAAAGCACTGGAAATATTAGGGCGAGTTTTGTTTATCGCCATCCGTATCATTGTGCGGTCTATGCTTAAATTTGACCGCTACATTTTGAAGCGTTATCTCAATATCGAAACACCGCTGTACAAGTTTTGGTGGAATAACCATACCAAAGCCATGCAGCGAAAACTCAACAAATATTATAAAACAATTTCAAAAGCAGCATAACTATGTTTACAATCAAATGCCTGGAAAAGTTCGAGAAAGCCGTGGAAGCGGCTCGTGAACACCGTGATACAACTTTTGAGAAGTGTATCTTTCGTCTTGTAACGTATCTCACTTGGAACAATGCGGCAGAGGTTCGTCTTTGCAGTGACTTTGGCGAGCATTGTTTTTACTTTGTCGTACTGGATGCAGAAGGTCGGCAGATGATGAATGGCGGCGTGATATTCCACGGCTTTCCAGAAAGCGGTTACAAACAGAATGGAAGTGTGCAAATCGACCCTTCATACGGTTGGCAAATACACACATAACAATGATATTTCACAAGTTCTTTTATGTTTTGAGATAGAGCCGTGGTTATTTATTTAGCTGCGGCTCTTTTCTTTAATGAATGTTAAAGTCATAAAAGTGGTCAACTTTGGACTCCTCAACATTCCTATTCATAAATGAACAAAACAACCGAAATATGAAAATTTCCAAGACTAAGCAGCTTGCCTTGCTTTAAGGCGCAAATGTGGCTATCTGTACCGTGAAGGCTGTCATGGCTATGTATGCCATTGTGGTTATCGTGTACCTAATGGGCCGCATACATCACATTTGCCTTGCGCTTGCAATTTGGCTTGCGGATATTTGAAACGCAAGGCATTTAAGAATGGCGTGGATATAACTATCTCTAAACGAATACTATCAGCAATTTAATAAAATAATAACCTCAAAAACAATAAGATATGGAACCTTGTGAAAAAGAAGAATACCGTGGTTGCACAATCAACGTCTACTACGATGAAACTCCAGATGACCCAAGAAACTGGAATAATGTCGCAACATTTGTTTGCGAGCATCGTCATTACGACCTTGGCGACGAGCATGATGTTGAAGGGTGTATCGAAAGCCTGTTCAATGACTATGTTCCCAGCAAGACAATTATCGACCATTTTGTGAAAACTCGTGATGCTCATCTTATTCCTGGCGAGGAAGATGATTACAGCGACCAGTATTACGAGTATGAGGTCGCTGTATGTGGTGAGAAGCATACTCGCCATATTGATGCTGATACAAGTTATAGCGAGGACAGTATTGCTGGAGAAATGGCTGAAGAGCTGGACATTTGTGAAAAGATGGAGCTTCTTGAAGCCACTGGCGAGGTGGTTACTTTGCCTATCTCAATGTATGAGCACTCTGGAATAACCCTGTGGCTTGGTTCTAAGTGGGATCATTTTGATGCCCAGTGGGATTGCTCTTCTATTGGCTTTGCTTATGTAGAGAAAAGCACGGCAAAGAAAGAAGGTATGCTTGACCCTGGTGAGGAATATGACCATGACTGGAAGAAATGGGCATACGCCATGATGGAAGGCGAAATGGAAACATACGACCAGTTTGTTCGTGGCGAGGTTTATGGCTACATGATTGAGGACGAGAATGGTGAAGAAGCATCTGATGCACAGTTATGTGGCTGTTGGGGGTTCTTTGGCAATGAGGGCAAGGAAGATATGCTGGAAGCAGCAAAGGCTGATATTGATGCTTACTTGAAGAAAAAGAAAGAAACTCGCAAGAAAAACCTTGAAACGCTGGTGAAGAATATCGCTTCTATCTACGGTATCACATTTACTGACGGAGATTATGTGTATCGTGTAGCAAAGGACATGTTTGGATTTGATTACATTGAAAGAGCCAAAATTTACAAGTCTGTGGTCGATGCTTATGTACAGATTGGATTTTCTAACCTGGGTGATGAGATATTGAACGATATGGTTGAACAGATAAACAAGAAAGTGGCATGAAATTAAGCGAAATAATAAAACTTGGCGTTATCAATTTTGATAACCCAAAATCTCTTCAAGGGCGTGTGTTTATCAAGGGCAAACCGACTACTTATATGCAAGCAAGAGTTGTAAAACCCTATAATAATCAAGACTGGTGGACTCAATTTCAATTTGGAATTGACATCTATCCAGAAAGCGGTATTGTTCTCACAACTTGCGAGCGTAAATGGGACAATACTGTGTTTGGCTTGTTGAAAGAAATGGCAAAAGCTGACAGACTTGATGCTGGCTATGGCGTGATTGTGTGTGATGATTCATTTGAAGATAGTAAAAATACGCCATTGATAGACACTAAGTTTTTGGATGGTATTGAAGAGATAGAGTTTGATATATGAAACAAAAAAGATTTAGTGTCAAAGAGTTGCAACAATGGCTCTTTGACACAGCAGAAACGATGCTTACTGACAACAGTTTGTGTGATGGTGCTTGCTACTACCATAATGTATGCAGTTGGTTATGTGTCGTAATGTGTTGGTCTGAATATGACGATTTGGATTATGTTTCAGAATGTAGATATATGCAATCGTCTGGGAGGCGAAAGGATTATCCAAATGGTGAGGAATATGAACACGCCTACCAGTTGGAAGTTTCCCTTCGTGTTCGTGAGCCTATTAGCTCGTGGGGGGGATTTGCCAAGTGATTTCCAATATGCTGTTGACGAGGAAGGCGGTTTAGGTCTTTGCAATGAAGACTTTGCCGACAAAATGAAGTCTATGGCTCGATACCTTTCAAAGGAACGTACTGAACTTATTAAAAAATATAAATGTAAATAAATCATGGTTGATATAGGAATAATTTACATGAACATTGCAGAGTGCAAAGATTATGTACACGATGAAGATGGGTGCTTTGACGAAATTATGGGGAAAGTGTTGGCAGATGTTCTGCAAGTAAAAGAACTGCTTGATGTCGATGTTGCTCTTCCACACATTCAGCTCGAAGAAAGTGTGTGTGGTGATTTTCTTGACTGCAATATTGACGCTGTATTCGTTGGTGAAGATGATGCTATCCATATCCTTGCTTCGTCAAGAAACGGGGCAATATATCAGTATTTCCCTTGGCAGATTCCACGAGAAACAATGATGGAAGTTATGCTGCAAATTGAGCAGCAGCTAAAGTATACCGAGGAGAAGAAATGGTGGGGCATCTATCAACACTTCTTCAAACAGGATTTCCAGTTCTGGCGTAGAGAGGGACGTGATTTACTTTACTCTCTTCAGATGGCGGTAATGGAAACCAAGAATTTGAAACATAATCCATTTAAGCCAAATGGTGAGAAAGTCAACCAAATTATTCTTCAGCAGTTCTGCCGTCAATGGGAATATACAATTAATGACATCATCAATGAAGTCAACGAGGGCGCGTCCTATGACGATATTCGAGTCTGTGATAATTGCGGACTGCCTATGTCAGATGGCTACTATTTGGGAGGCGAGTTCGCTTGTGATGACGAGTGTTGTCTTGCTTTATACAATGGCGATAAAGCGCAAATGGACGAAGATTTAAGCCATGTCGATGAGAATGGAAGCGATTGCTACTATACTGAATGGGATTCAATATTTTTCGATTAACAACAACTTAAAACATACAAGAAAATGGAAAGAAACGATGCACTAAGAGTGTTTACAAACAATAGCGGTTTCGTAATGATTGATCGCAAGTTGCAGGAAGTAAAATGGCTGCAAACCAAATTTCAATATCACCACAAGGATGGCGAGTTCTTGTTCTACACTTCTGTGACAACATTCAGAAAGCCAGATGGTACTATTGATGCGCTGGATGACTATGACAACGCATTTGATAGCGTGGAGAAATATGAGAATGGCATTTCTGCCGAGACATCATATAAGACATTGTATACTCAGAAAAATGGCGGTGATGTTGTAAATAACATCATACATGGCGTAAAGCGTTCTTCCCTTCCAGTATACTGGACATTTGACAAGTCTTGCCAGGCTCCAGTTGAATACAAGCTGGAATATGAAGAGTTCGTGTTTGACTATTCAGACAATCGCTTCCACACAGACGAGTTTCCAAAAGGCTGTGATATTTATGACACTAAAGAAGAGGCGTTGTCGTACAATACTTACAAGGTTGTCGAGAAAGACGGAACCGAGTATGAGCGTGAGGGCGTTAATAAACTCATTATGTTGGATGATGACCAGCGTGAACTTTTGAAGCAGTTCGAGGATATATGTCACAAAATGAGCGAGAATGATATGATTCTTATTTGTGATACCTGTGAGGATATGTCGGTGTTCAATATTCGTAGAATTAGAAACTTCGCTCTTGATTATAACGATACTCCAGATGTTATGGATGGAAATCCAGAGGATTATGAAAAAGTAGATCGTTATGGAATAACCTTTAGGGTAAATCACAACATTGCCATCTGGGGCGATGACAATAACCTCTTTATCTTACGCAAAGATGCCGAGAATAAAGCGGAGTGATATTGTTAAACTTAACGAGCATGTTTCTTTTCTGGTTGGCCTCTTGAATGAGGGACAACTGGAAGAGTGCATTGCTTGGTGTAACGAAAGAAAGGAATAACGATGAAAATTATATCAGACATAAGTCTTAAAGACTTTGGTTTTTGGAGTGGCGCAAGAGATTGTGCAGACAAACTTACTGATGAGCAGTTTGACCAAGTGGAAGCTGTGTTGGAAGATATGTACCCAAATGGCATGACGGACACCCAGCTTAACGATATTTTCTGGTTTGAGCCAGATTCCGTGTATGAATGGGCTGGATGTTTCCCAAAGTTCTTCAAACTTACCGCTTCTTGTGGTCGTGTTAAGTATGTCAAGGCTGAAGATAGTGATGATGTAAACACGGTTGACAGTAGTTGTTGCGAATCTGAAGAGGTTGAAGAAAGCGAGTGCGAGGAAGTTGAAGATTTGTACGATGTTGATCCAGATGATTTCGATGACCTTAAATACTTCGCTATCCGTAGCCGTATTAAGAAGCATGAGAAAATACTTTACTGCCAGGGCGAATCTGCTGATGACTTGAAAGACGCTTTTTCTATGTGTGAGATTGAGGAAATCGTAAAAGTTCCTGCTGACGGCATTGATATTGAAGAGGATTGGGAAGATTACGAGAACGACCAGGTAATGATTGACGAGTTTGCTTATGATGAGGGTGAAATGTGGAATAGCTATGACATTCCAGTATATGCAATTCCTCGAATTTGCAAGTTCATTCTTGACCCAAATGAGACTCTTGATTATTACAATATTCCAGAGTCTCATGCAATCAATGAATATAATCGCAATTTGGAGCTGAATGACGAGGATATTAAGAATATTGATGAATTTATCGCTAATCTCAACAAGATGATGCCGCAAGGCTTCACAATTGATTGGGATGAGGAAAGTGTCGGTTCGCCTTACTTTGATTCTTACCCAGCTTTCGGAAAGGCTATGGATTGTGTGAAATTAAGAGTTTATCCTAAAAATCAAGAAGATGTTGACAATTGATATTCCAGAAACTACTGCACGGCAGAGTACGGAAGATGAGCTTGCACAGTTTATTCTTAATAAACTGCAAGATAACGATACGGCTTGTATTACCTATTATCATGCTGGATGCGAGCGAGGTAGCTGGAAAGATGGAGAATGGCATGGCGATGATACTTTACATAAGTGTGATTGTCGTACTATCTGGAGTGTTGCAAGAGTGTTTAGAAGCAAAGGATATATTGTGAACGATACTCTCAAAGGTTATAATGAGAGTGTACTTAAAATATCAAAATAGATATGGCAGATTTATATTTTACAAAACTTTATTGTGCTGAATGTGGCAGTAGTGAAGTTGAAGTGAGAATGTGGGTCAACCCTAATACTGATGAGATAGGGGGAGATTGTAATTCACCATTGGAAGAGGAAGATTGTTGGTGTAAGAATTGCGAAGACCATGTTCTTTTGAAAAATCTAAAAGAACTTTGGAATGACTTTTCTGCAATCCCTGTCAACAACGATGATGAGATTGAACAGGATTTTCTTTGTTTCAAGAAAGACACATCCAAGTTTGATGTGTGGCATTGGTTTGATGAACGATGCCCGAACAACTTGCACGATGACTTAATGTTTAATGAAAATACGGAGGATTAATTTATGAGTTTCAAAGAATATGTGCTCGACTGGTTTCATCAACTGGTTGAAGAGCATTACACGGATAAGGAGTGGCAGCGTGACCTGTTTACACAGCTTGGCTACAACGAAGTTGAATATCTTGAAGATGGTGAGTCTATATACGATTTCTTGCTGAGAATGTCAGACGAGAATGAGGTGTATGAGGCTTTGTTTGGATATGATGCCAAAGTAAAGAACTTGGATGACCTTCCAGATACTGAAGGTTTCTTGACTGCAATGTTCAAGAAGGTTGGCAAAGACCTTATTAAGGAATATGATTTTGCCGAGGAATTGTTGGAAGATATGGTGTCACATTGCGATGGATATTCTAATCCAATAGGTTTCTTCCAAGACCTCCAGTATGGCGGTTGTCAGTCTGGAATGGTTGGTATGTTTATCTACAATTCGGATTGTAAGCAATTCTATATTGACCACATTGACAGTATGGAGTTCTTTATAGAGGATTTTTCAGAAGAACTTGGGGAGCCTGTTGTAAAGAGTAAGGATATTCCTTATCGTTATGTTTGGGCTTGCTGGCTCTGTTACGAAGAACTGGCATATTGGATTGTGAGAGAACTTTGGGGAAACGATTTCTAATATGAAGACAATAAAGATAGCCGTATTGGACTTTGGAAGTGGTTCGGTAGACATAATTAAGGTAGATAAGGACTTCATCCAGAGACATTATCACGGTGATGAGGAAATGTTCTTGGCTTGCTGGTGTGGCTATGACATTGATAATATTCAATGGATTGCCGATGAGAAGCTGGAAGAGAACTTGAGCATGACCATTGATGATTTCGATGGTGATGAAGATATAATTTCACATAAGACAGAAGACGATGAAACATACTAATTTTTATGAGCATTTTCAGAAAATTCGTGCTCATATTTATAAAGAGTTAGAAGCGGCTCTTATTGCTCATGGCGGCTCATATTCATGGGAAGACGAAGATGGCTATCCAGATATAAGTAACTGCCCTATTGTAGCAGCTAATCCTGATAATGCCATGCCAAATCCGCTTGATGTAGATATTATAAAATTGGAGCTTGATGGTGGCGTTATTGAAGTAACAGCTATTGAAAAAGAATATGGTGATGAAGTGGAATTATCTCTGGACGATATTTTTGTAGAGCATCTGGAGTTCATCTTTAGTTATATGAATGACGCACCAGAAGTTTCTGACGTATCAATTCCTTTCAACAGCTAAACACTCCAAGCAACTTTTGAAAGACCGTGCGAGTTTCATTACTTGTACGGTCTTTTCTTTTAATGAATGTTAAAGTATGGTCAGCTTTTCACCCCATCTTTTCATTCATTTCCTATTCGTAAATAAACAAAACAACCCTCAAAACAGTAAACAACATGGGAGCAAGTCATTCAGAAATTGGTCATAACTGGGCACACCAGTTAAAATCATGCCAAAGAGATCGTTACAGCTTTGGATTTGAAGGAACGAAAATCAGATCTTATAGTACCGTTATTGGCGAAATCGTGTACACAAAAAGCAACGAACCTATCTATTTCTTAAACTATGGCAGTTATTCTAATTCTACCTGTAAGCACCAGAATTATGCTTTTGGAGCAATACCCAAGTATGCCACAGTATTCTCGGCATCATGCGGAGAGTTCATGTATGGCTGGAATGGAATAGCCGACTGGAATGGAGAGATTACAGAAGCGAGAGCTGCAAACTTCGTAATGAAGAATCTTCAGGCTGTATATGACTCTCTTCTTGCGTTCAAGGATTCCAAAGCATTAAGGAACGAGAAAGAGTTTTCAATCCACTATTTTAATGAAGCTGTGCGCTTTATGGAGTATTTCCCCCTTACATCATTCTCGAAGATTCTTCGTATCAAGAACGACACATTAAAGAAATTCTATCATATCGAGAATCCTACAACATTTCGCAAGGTCGTAAAGGTTTTGATAGCTGGAGAAAAAGAATTAAAGGTGTTGGTTGACATAGCGTGTGGAAATGGTACTTACGATACTTATTACAAGCGCACTATGGGTATCAGAATGGTTGACATTACCAGAAAGTACAATCATCTGTGCGGTTTTGAAGCTGCTGGGCATTATGACGAGTGGTATGTGCCTTATCCATACTTCAATGGAAAGAAACGTGTCGCTAAAAGGCCGAAGAACTATACATATATCTCCCATACCTTGCGAGCTTCTGGTAAGGGTTTTACAACTAAGGAAATTCTCCATCATCGTGAGAAAGGTGATTTGGCTAAGGCTTTATATGAAACAAGGAAAGGTAAGTTCAAAGCCGCATGTCTCATGTATGAGGTTAATGAAAGCATAAAGAGAAAAGAAGCAGCTAAAAAGCGTTTAGAGATATTTATAGGGCTTCGTGGCTTTGACCCCTGGTGCAATCGAAATGCCTTCATTTCTTTCAGCTATAACGGTGCTGGATATACGTTCCACAGATGGAATGAAGAGAGCGAACTGACAGATGAAGAATACGCCGCATTTGGAAGAATGTCTTCAGAAGAGCGTAATGCCTTTATTATTGCGAAGCGTGCTGAAATGCTGGAGACATTGCAACAGCAGGATTATGAATATGAGCATCGTTTTGAACTTGCCGAGAAAGCTCGTATAGAGCGTGAAAGGAAAGAAGCTGCAAAACGTAAATACATCGAAGAGCAGAAAGCTCGTGGTGATGAGGGTTTGCGTCAGTTGTGGCATGAAAACTTGCTTAGTTCTACATCACTTTGGAACCAGCCAATTACTTTGTTCTATGGTGGTAACGTGTTACTCAAAGTTGCAGAGTCTGGGGATAAGGTTGTGACATCGAAAGGTATTACAATTCCACTGAAAGAGTGTAAGCGTCTTTGGAATATTATCAATCGTTGGCATGAGTCCAAGACTGAGTTCTGCCAGAATAAAGAGATTGTACATGCTACTGGTCATCAAGATTGGAGCATCCAGCGTTACCAGAACGACATTATGATAGCTGGATGCCACGCAATCGCTTATAAAGAAATGGCAACGATTGCCAAACAACTTAATTTTTGCTAACAATATAAATTCAGAATCATGGAGGAGTATATAGAAGAAATAACGGTTTGTAATGAGCAAATCTTTAACGATAAAGAACCGCATACAATAACAATGCGGTTCTACGATGGCTACGCTATCTCAACGAATAACTTGTATGGAATGTCTTATCCTACATTATTCCAGGTTCAAAGCACAGATTGGATGCAGAAAGAGATTACGGACTATTGTGGTGATGGACGTGATGGCACAGACTATCCGTTTGACATTGCATTGAAGTATGGAATCTTATTCAAACTTCCACAAGACTCTAAGTTGGAGCGTAGGATCAAGTGGTTAGAGCTGTTTGCAGTCGTAGATGCTAACAGAAAGGCTGCTTATGAGAAATACTGTAATGAGCTTGATGCTCCCAATAAGGAGTATTTTGTTCTTTACCATGACCGCACTGGCGATGGTGGCATGTCTGTGAAATACATTGGTGAGTGTTGTTGTGACGATGAAGCTATTGAAAAGGCTTTCTCCACACAAGCTATTCCATTTGATACAGTACATTATTATCGTGCAGAGGACGTTGAAGCCGCTAACATGGCTGTTGATTACGGTAAAGATATGGAAGTGGCTGCTGTTTATCATTCCAGCTCACAATATCTGGAAGAGTATTGGACGGTCGTTTCAATGCCTGCATCTAACGATAAATTTGCTGCCTTTGTGTGGAATCGTGGCGATAAGTCGCAGCATGTAAGCAATCGCTTCTATACGTTTCCATCATATATTGCTATGCAGAATTTTGTTCAGCAGGAGAAAGTTAATGAAATGCAAGACGAACTTCCAGAGTTTAATGTGTCGTGGTTCTTAGAGGACTTGAAAGGCGACACAGGATTGACTCCAGATGCGACACTGCATAATATTAATATATGGGCGCAAGAAGGTTATAACGTCTGGATTGTTTGTGGAACGTTCAAATAATATAGAGGATTATGGCAAAACGTAAAGAGTTTACGCATAATGGGATAAATCTGGCTTTCATGGCTTTTGCCATAGGCCAAACCCACCCTAACGATAGTGCATTGATTTGTGCTGAAAGAATTGTTGAGTATTCCAAAGCATTTACATCATGGGAAGTACAAAATGTACTTAGTTTAGAAAATGGTTGGGGGACTTACCAAGAGAGCGGCGGTGAGGACTATGAATCGGTTATTTATGAATGGGCTAAAGAATTTGAAATATGAAAGATCAAGTTTATGTAGTTCTCTCGGAATGGGAATCACAAAGTGGCGATTTTGATAGTTGTATTCTTGGTGTCTTTTATGATATGCAGAAAGCTATTGAGTGTCTAAGAGCTGAACGTGATACGATATTAAGCGAAACTTACAATACATCATTCGATGAATGTGAAGGTGTTGCGATAACTGGAGCTGAAGAGAATCACATCTTTATTTCCAGTGAATTTGGCTATCGTTGGGACTCTCTTACAATCTATGAGAAAGAGGTTGAGCAGCGTGACTTTATAGCTATTCAGTTTGAATATGATGGTGAGACTTTCAATGAGCGTATTTATCTGGATGATATTGACCGCACCCATTATGATGACCATTGGGACTGGTGGTTTGGCTCACATGAAGGCTCAAAGCATCCAAATTTGAACTTCGAGGTATTTGGTGATAAAGATGACGATGGAAATATTATCTATGATGCTTTTGAGATAAATATCTATGAAGAAGAGGATGCTATGGATCCTATTACTACAACTTGTGATTTTGAGCTTACTCAATCATGGTTAGGTAAGAAAAACGGTTTTATAAAATATTATGACTATGCAAAAAATTAAAATAGGCTCCGCTCGTAAAGTCAACGGACAATACATTATTACTCCAGAATATGCCGATATTGATAGCACATACGGTACATTCTTCAAAGATTCTGAAGCATACGAGAATGACTGGGATGCTCCATGTTATGCAGAAGAAGCTTGTTTCGATGATTCTCCAATGACAGACCGCTATTGGACTCACGCTTCGCTTTTGCTGGAGTGTGGCTATAATGAGAAGCTGTGCGATGTCATGTTCGCAGAATTAGCTTGGCAATGCCCAGACACTTGGCTAAATGAACTTGATGAAGAGGATTACGCTCAGTTCTGGTCTTGGTTAAAGGTTGGTAGTCAAGCTTTCTGGTGGCTTAATGAATGGTGGGATTATGGCTTTTATGAGGTTATTCGTATTGAAGATTGCTTAGAAGATTATAATCCCGACACTGTAGTATGGCTTCGTAGAGCAGACCCAGATTGCCCTGGAGAGTATGGGGAAATTGAAGCTCGGCTTTGGGATTTATCTGAAACAGATATTGCTCGTCAGCTTTTTCAGAAGAAAGAGCGATATTATCATAGCTTCGTTAAGCCAGATGCAAAAGTATGGTGGAATGATCCAGCTGGAGAATCATCTGATTGGTTCTATGTAGACAGTATAGAGGATGATGGTTATTCTTGGGGCGATGAAACCGAAGTGTGGTTAAAGATGAATAAAAATGACAAAGTGGCAACAAATCAAGTTCTTATGCAAGAACTTTCTATAACAAATAAATAATTATAAGTTATGAAACATTCAATTTCAATTAAAACGATTAATGGTGTTCTTTCAATCTCAGATTTTAAGACACAACGCACATCAAAGTCTGATGTTATCGGTGTAGTTCTTCAGACCGAAACAATCGGTATGATTATTTCTCTTGACCAGTGGAATGAAATCTGGTGTAGTGAGAATAATTGTAAGGTATTCAATAAGGCTTGTGGTGAAGCTGAGGCTTTGCAGACATTAAGTGGTCTGGAACTTACTCGTAACATTGTCAAGCAGAATGAAAAAGATGGCGAAGATATGACTGCTGCTATGCGTTGCTGGCAGTACAGCAAAGGCAACCTCCAGTGGTATCTCCCAAGTCTGTATGAGCTTGGAACAATCATCGCTTATCGTGATGAATTGAACGAGGTTCTTAAAATGCTTGATGCCGACCAGTTCGATAAAGATGATTGGGGCTGGAGTAGTTCCGAGTGCGACAGTTGGGACGCATGGAACGTCGGCTTCGGTAATGGTTACTTCGACGGCAACGGCAAGTGCAACAGCTACGTTGTGAGGGCAGTCTCCGCATTTAGCCCATTGCAGCGAGGCGATTTTTCATCGCCGAGCGAAAATGGTAACTGTTCGTCATTTACTGAAGAATCTGCTATAGAATACCTACGTCAACTGGGTTATATTGGTGAGTTGACAAAGAAAATCAACGTATAAACCATGAACACTTACGAAATTGAATGGAATGGTCAATCATATCGTGCAGCAGACATTACTATCTTCGCTGGCAAGGAAGATGAATTAAATGTTATGATTGCAGATACAACACTTGAAGATGCACTTTTGTCACACATGTATGCTGGTGATAAATTGGAAAATCAAGCATTTGCAATGGATGATAGGATTGCCTTTTTCATACTTCCTAACGAGTGGCAACTCGATAAGGAATATCTTGTTAAAATTGTAGAAAGCTCATATTAATGCCATACAAATCAGAGAGTATTCCTATAGCTGGTACTAAGTTAGACCAGCGTAGGAAACTTTCTAATGAGCAGAGAGAGGCTGTTAAGATTCTTGCTGATAAAGAATATAGCCAACGAAAATTAGCTGAAATGTTTAATGTCAGTAAGAGTCTTATACAGTCTATTCTAAATCCGCAGCGAAGAGCTGCGCAGAAGAAACGCTCTACTGCTTATTGGACTGAAGCAAAAAGAAAATACAGACAACGGAAACATCAACTATACAAAACTGGAAAATTGAGTGAAAAGAAGACAAAGCGTAGTCGTCACAATTAGTTCGTTTATTAAAGCGACATTGCCTGTATATGGCATGGTAAACAAGAGGGATTTTGTAGTGACCGACAATTATGTTTGGATGCCAAAACACCCTAAAAGAGGGCGTGTTCTGGCAATTCTTAAACAAGAATATCCACAATATGCTTTTTATTGGGTAACTCCAAAAGTATTGACATGGTGTTAATCTAAATATTGAAACAATGAAGAAAACAATCAAAACTGCTGAACAACAGCTACAGGAAATACTGGATAAGTACGGTATCTCCAGTCTTGAATATAATGGCGATAATGTTTACTATGCTGTAAGCGAGTCAAATCAAGCTATTGTAATTAGAAAAGATGGTGAGGATAAAGATGTTGATTCGGACGGTATTCGTGTTGAGATTTATCCACCATACGAAAAGTTGAGAATCAATGATAAAGTCATTAATCTCTTGTACGATGATGCTGTAGGTAATCAGAATTATGAATATCTTGGTAAACTTGTGTGTTGGAAGAAATATGGCAACAAAGACTGTCAGCCAAATCCTGTAAACTTGTATTACATTGACAATGTAATAGATACCGCTGGAGGTGATGTCTTTTATCTCACAGACGAGGAAGATGATGGCGACAATGGAGCTGAGTACGAGACTCGCCATGCCTATATGTCTCCATATATTTCTTCTTTGAAGGAAATGAAAGACAAACTTGTTTATCTTATCAATTACGATTTCAAGAAAGGCAAGCAGATTTTCAGCGATACGCAAATCCGTTATGCTGACGATGATGGCGATGCCGAGTCTGTAGGGGCTAATTCTTGCGTAGGTGTCTGCCTTCAAATGTCGCAAGATGATATTCCAACGCTTCAACTGTCATTTATCTATGGTGACAGTTTTGAACGTCCAGCAACTTCAATTGACGTGCCACTGGAGAAACTTTCAGTGGAATCTTTAATTCAAATATACGAAAACTTAATGTAAAATGTTTCTAATCGACAAAATCACGAATTTTATCAGCAGCTGTAAGGAATCGAGAGCTGCTGCTAATGCGGCAGAACGCAAACAGTTTGCAGAGCGTGACGCTCTTTCTCGTTTCAATATCAGTTCATTTGGCGGAAAGCCTGTCATCATCTATGGCGATGTGGTGATTTCTGTTCCAAATGATAAGACAACTGGAGATTCACTTATCCAGTCTATGCTGAAACTTCGTGAAATCTATGTCCAGTCAAAATGTAACAATGGGCAAAAAACTTGAAAAAGTCAAAGACTCGTATTTCCGCTACATCGAACTGTCTCAGTTTCTCTTTGGCAGTGGCGATGCAGCGGTATATGATGTCAATGAAATTCCAACTGATAACAAGTTTTATCAGCTGGCTCGTGATTTGGCTGATTCTATGGAGATTTCCTGGGAATCCATGACACATGAGGAAAGCAACCGCATCATGCTTGCAATGCTTGATGATTGCTATAATGCCATGAGCAAGGGAATATCCAAGAAAGACAAGCCTAAGCTTGTGATTGATATAAACTTCAAACTCTTAAAGTGATATGTGGTTCAAAATTCCAGAAACATTCAAGCCTCAACTAAAGAAACCAGATGCTAATATAGTGTCGGTATCTATTGGCAAAAAAACAATGAAAATAAAGTAGTAATGATTGGAGATATAATTCTGTTCGTCAAGAAATGGTGGAAACAGAACGTTACTTGTATTCATCATTATGAGCATCGTTCAAACTTTGCTTTCTCTTACGATGAGTGTATCAAGTGTGGCAGAAAGAAGAATTATTTTCGACTTCGTTAAATAAAGGTTATATGACAAACGAGAATTGTAAATATTTGAATGTATGAACAAACAACGTAGACAACAGCTATATGATGCAATCGCAGCTCTCGAAGAGGCAGTTGCTGTTATCCAGGATATTCATTCTGAAGAAGATGAAGCCTTTAACAACCTATCTGAAGGTTTGCAATGTGCTAAGACAGGTGAATCCATGCAAGATGCTATGGATAAACTGGATGGCTTTGTAGACAAGATCGAGTCTGTTAAAGGCGAGATAGAAGAATTTATCGAAAATAAAAAGTAAAGTGGCTTATGAAAATCATAAACATTGATGCTAATACATTTAGGAGCCTCATTCCAGCTCCTATTGACGAGAAGAATATCTGCTCTGACGCTCTTCTCGATATAATATATGATAACTGCGCATATACAGAGAATGGCCATCGGTCTGTAGGCTTTGTAGATAATATTGCAACTATGATTACTTATGGTGATGCAATGATGGCTTATTTCCTACATTCATATCCTGTAGTAAATAGAGAATATATTGTGTCACTGTGGCAGCAAACTATTGTAAGTAGACTGACTGGAGTTATTCTTTCTTCAGATAAAAACAATGTCTACATACTGGATGAAGAGTACGGATTGGTATATGGCATTTACTGTGATAAAGAATCTATAGCAGTTGTTATAAAATATAATCAGAAGAAATGAAGAAATGCGTATTGGTAGCATTGATGATGTTTTTGATGAATATGACTCATGCGACTGTTACTCATGTTACATTGACATGCTATCAGCCTGTAAAAACACAATGCAATTCTCAACCACTTATTACTGCTGACGGCAGTAAGATAAATTTGCATCATTTACAGAAAGGAAACATCCGTTGGTGTGCTATAAGTAGAGATTTGCTTTGGCTATTTCCTAAGAATAAGCCAAAACGGATATATATTGAAGGGTTTGGAGTGTATCAAGTCCGTGATATAATGAATCGGAGGTTTACTCATAGGGTTGATATTCTTATCCACCCCAGAGACAGTAAAAGAGTAAAGCTGGATAGGGTTAAAATAAAAATATTATGATAGACGAAAAGAAAATACAGGAAGCTGCCGACAATTATATTGGTCACGCTCCAGAGATTGATGAAGGCATTTATGTCTCTATGAGACGTGACGCTTTCAAGGATGGTATAAAGTGGTTCAAGGAAAATCTTTGGCATAGTACAAAAGAAAGACCGCAGCAAGACGAACCCATTATTACGAAATGGTGGGATGAAGTTGACGGTGTATGCTATGAAACTGACAGCATTAGCAACTCCCAGGATTGGAGTGGCTATTGTGTCAGAAATAATATTATGGCATGGTGCTATATATCAGATTTATTACCATAGGGCGAATAAAATTGTATTGATATGAGCAAGAAATTGTTACAAACAGCAATGGCTCTGGTAATGGCTAATTTAGCTGCATACAAAGACATGTTCGATGATGGTTTACACATGCAGCAGCCAGATTCAGAACCTCGCCCCATCCTCAAATCTCAGCCTAAGAAAGAATACTGTTTCGTTATCAAAGGCAAACAGATAATGGCTATGTCTCGTAAGGACGCAATCAAAAAGTATAATCATAAATACAAATAGCGATGAACAAATACCAAGCTAAAAAGTTGTTACCAATAATAGAAGCGTTTGCTAATGGGGAGCAAATACAGACAATAGCGCAAGTAAATACGACTGGAATGTGTATGTGGGTAGACACAAACGAGCCACGCTTTGAAACGGCTTCAGAGTTTCGCATTAAGCCAAAACGAATTTATCGTCCTTTCCAAAATGCTGAAGAATGTTGGGAAGAAATGCAAAAACATCAACCATTTGGATGGCTTAAAACAGATGAAGGATATGAACAAATTTGGCATGTAAATAAAGGCGATGATTTCAGTGCAACATTGAAACACTGTACATTCGCCGATGGAACGCCATTCGGCATAAAAGAGGGTTAATTAATAGGGTGTCCAGTTCTGTGTTCCTATTTTTAGTATCAAAAACAGTATAATAACCATCTAAGCCATTGATAATCATTCACTAAGTAAACTATAATCTTGTGCGAATCTACATCAGTTTTTTTGATAGCAAAAATTGCCTTGCATTTTGCACTTAGTTTATTGATTCTTAATACTTTAAGTTGCTAAAACGTAATCAAAAACTAGAACATGGAACTGGACACTCTAGTTAATTAATGAATATAAATGAAATTGTGATGACAGTACTGGGAGTTTGTGCTATTGTTGTCATGGTAATAGCGTCAATATCATTTTCCATTGCGATAGTGTGTATGACGTATCAAATGATTAAAGACTGTCGGAAAAATAAAAATTGGTAAAAGCGGATATTTATGGAGCAATATAAGATTTTTAGAATAAAGATTGAAGATAAAGATCAATTTTTATTAGATCATCCAGACATTAAATATTTTGAAACAATACATCCTGGTGGAAATATTACAATGTGGAATAAAGTATATGAAACTGGCACTGTTCCAGATAATGTCCGATCTCCTTTTGGACAGTATGATAGTGAAGGTAAATTCCATTTTATAGACAATGATGGATGGGAACATATTTGCTATAATCCTAAAACATTAGCTGAAAGGCGTAGATTTTTATATAAACGACATATATGAACAATAGAGTTATCAAATTTCGTGGCAGATGCGAGAAAGAAAGCCGCTATGCTGGAGAATGGGTGGAAGGTAGTTTGGTGCAATGTGAGGATGGAGCTACATTAATAGTTGTGGCACATTCAGACAATTGTACATCCACATATCACGTTGACCCAGAGACTGTGTGTCAGTTTACTGGAGTAGAAGATGACTGCGGTAATGAATTGTATGAGCATGACTATGTGAAAACATCGAATAGCCTTGCTACACAAGAAATATTGTGGAGTGAGGAAAAAGCTGCTTTTATTCTCAAATATGAGGATAATGATGCAATCTTTACTCAAATGGGTGATATTTGGTCTCGCTCTTTAATGAAGATTGGTAATGCTTTTATGCGTCAACGCATTAAATAGCATCAAAATTCAGTCAATATCGCTCAATCCATGCTCATAGTCGTCATCTTTGATAAGGTTGTGACTGGCAAGGGTTGAACGGTATTGGCTTTGAAATTGCGAATCTGGGGTGTAAGCATGAAGACGAGATTCAAACATGGCTTTAGCTCGTTGTTGCGCTTTTACAGCACTTGCTTCTTCCTTTGTCATAGAACGGTTGACTTTCTTAGGAGTATCTGGATGTGTAACATGACGAGACTCTGCTGGCTTTATAGTACCACATAGAATACCGAGGTAATATTGCACTCTTTCATTTAGCTGACGAAGATATGGTTCAACATCGTCTAATTTGCCATGCTTATTCAGTTCTCGTAGACAGTCATAGCAAGCTCGTAAGCGTTCTCTTCCAATTCCAGAAGTATATACGTCTACAGCAATAGCTTGACTCAATCTTTTAAGAGCCTCGCTTGTTTCTGCAATATAAATATTGCTTGATTTAGTTGGTAAATGCTTCTTGAAGTAAGAAAGGGGTGAAGCTTTTAACTTGTTGAGAGCAGCAATTTCTGCTTGTGTCAATTTATGTAGTGTCATAATCGAGATTTTTCAACAAAGGTACAGGAAATATTTTGTAGTCCCAAATATTTTTCTTATTTTTGCATCAAAAATATATAAAATGAATAGAAATGAGTTCTCACAGATGTTAGTCAACACAAGAGAAAATGCTGGTGTAGGCAAAAATGCAATGTGTCGGAAAACAGGATTTACTTTTGTACAACTTCAACTTCTTGAAACAAAACCGAATAATTTTGCAATGGATAAGGCTTTTCACTACCTTGACTCCATAGACAAACAACTTGTTGCCTTTAATGATAGCAATAATGTTACATTATTTAGTATAGCATCAATAGCAACATGGCTTAAAGACGCTCGTAAAGGCGCATACTCCCAGCGTTCTCTGGCAGAAGCTGTTGGATGTACATATCCAACAATTGCCAATATAGAGCGTGGCTCTAACAAAGTTACTGTTGACAATTTCTTGAAACTTGTTGACGTGCTTGGTTATACTATCAAAATTGAAAAGAAATGAAGGGTATAAATCATCAATATATTATACTTCAACAGCCGAAGCTAAAAGTGAAGTTGCTTGCTGGAAGTGAGCCGTGGAGCGTTGTTATTGCAGGAGTGCAATATAACGTAAATATTTGGATGGAAGCGTTATTTGCTTCTCTTATTTATGATTCTAATAAGGAATCTAAGAGTGAAGTTATGAAATATATCGCCTCCAGATATAATAAGTCAGCAACGCCTGTACATGCAGAATCGTTTATTGCCATATTCAAAGCCGAGCATCCAGCAGAACAATTACAATCATGCAATTTGTTTGATATTCAACTTATCAATATAATTGATGATGGTTGCGCTGTGCCTATTTATAAGTATGATTGTGCGATTTCTGCTGATGATGAGAAGAAACTTGTTCAGCAGATTCAGAACAATGCAAGAGAAGTGTGGCATGAAATTTATAAGTTTTTCTATGAATATTTAGAGCAATATGGGCAAAGTTTCTACCCGAAATTGGGCACTATCAATGAAGCTGCGATAATTCAAAATAATTTCTTTAGGATTCATGGACTTCCAGTATCATTGTGTGAAAAGCCGCAGCCTACAACCCAAGAGAAACGGAAATACAATATATATTTACTTGGACTATTGATAGTGCTTTGTCTATTTTGTTTCCTGTCATGTTTTGATGCTCACACATTAGATAGTACAAAGGGAATAGGCGTAGTAATGTCTATTGCTGGCTTCTTTTCTTGCATACTTGGAATTATCTATCAATTCAGGAAGAAGCATGTGATAACAGCATGGCTGAAATCACATCATATTGTGTTGGCATTGATCATATTGCTTATATGTATTGGTAGTTTTATTTTCTTCAAATGGGCCACATACAGACAGCCGTCACCTTCAGAAATGATGATACAAAATAAATGATACGCTTACGTCAAAAAGACATTGAACGCCTCGCCATCATAACAGGTGGAGAAGTCGATTATCTGACCAAGCTGGTTTCGATGGGTTACATAGATCATAACAGGGTTCTGGATGGCCTTATTAAACACAGCTACAAGAAACTGAAGACTGCAAAATGCTACACTCCAGGCCAGATAATAGAGGCACTGATGCGTGAGTATGGAGCTTCCAGAAGCAAGGTGCAGAGCGCAATTTATAACAAGCGGTCAAACGAGCATTTCTGTTCCGAGTGTATGAAGAAGATTTCAGCTTCTGTATACAAACGGAACAATGGCTTGTGTGACTCATGCTTTGCAAAACATATTCAAATTGATATTTAACATCTTAAACAAGTAGAATTATGAACAAGAAGGCAAATGAGGCATATTGCTACTATAAGCGGCAAATGCCAGATACCGTATGCTTATTCCGACTGGAAGAAGTTTATGTTGTCATAGGTGACGATGCGGTACGAGTGGCTAATCTTATTCCAGATGTAAAGCTGGAAGAGTTCGACAATCACATGGCGAGTCTCAAATTGCCTGTTGCAGACATACTTGATATTGTCGGTATCTTAGCTGAAAATGGAGTCAAGACAAAGATGATTCAAAGTCGCAACAACTTGGGAAAATTCGACTTTCCAGATGTCAAAATGTTGGAAAACGAGCGAAATGCTGATTACTGATAAAACTTTTTTCACTGGTATAGTAATTGTTTTTCAGTATAGTCCTTTATCATATTCAAATACAGGCAGTTATGAGTCCATAATAGAAATTTAACAACTTACGATAAACGCTTGATTATCAATGATTTACACTCATAAATTGTTTGAAAATCATTCGTTTTTCTTCTTTATAAATTGTACTTTTGTGGTGCATTTCCTTTCCGAATGGCTGGGAAATGCACCACAATTGTTTTATTGCAAATTCAAAAATTGACATACAAAATGAGTGATATTAAAAATCCAGAAACAGTTAAGGAGCATGTTGAGAAAATCAGCACTAAGCTCAAGTTCGTAAAATCAGACAAGACCGATGCCTATATCGGATTCGTATCACAGAACCCGAAGACAAAGCGTTTTTGCGGTGTTCGCCAGGATTCGCCTTATCCTAAGAAGGTGTGCGTACTGGACAAGAAACTAACGTGCGAGATTCTTACCAACGTGTTGTATGATGTGGAGCTTATTCCCATGCACGAGCGCAACGGCTATGTGGTGATTTCTGCTATACCTTGCGAGTTCAAAGCAACAATCGAAACATCGTACATTCCGAAAATCCAGTACCGAATAGACGTGAAGTTCGGTAACAAGTGTATTACTTTCGATCCTCTTGACGGTACAAAGGATAGTGTAAGAAAGCTGTCTGCTTGTCGTGCTGTTCTGGAGAAGCGTGTTGACATCAAGAATCTTACACAGGTTGTGGATGATTTTGATGCTGCTGCTAATGGATTGCTTAACCGTATGTTCGCTGATGGACTTGCAAGAAAAGTATACCGCTAAGAAGCCTAAACTTCCTCGAAAGAGGAAGAAGGCTGCTATTAAGGCGCAAGGACGCAAATGGTATTATCAAACCATCCAGCTTTACAAGACTACGCAAAGGCACGGACGCTTTTATGAGCCTGTCTGCAAGTTCTGGATAAATGCTTCGGTAAAGAATATGCCAGTTGTGTGCAGCAGTAAAGCCATGCTTGTGCCTGTTGCAACAAGATATTGGTAAATATGAATAGACCAACTGAAGGAATTGCGGTAGATGCCGCTCACTCAACCAAAAATCTGGTAACAGAGTTTAAGGGAATTGACCTTGCCACAGGAGAACAGATTTTCTATAAGAATTTAGGAAATCAAACTGTAAACATAGGCGAGTTCTTAGGAGTAGTGGAAGCTGTCAAGTATATAATCGAGAATGATTTTCAACCTCGGCATATTTACACTGACAGCGTGACGGCTCTAACGTGGTTCAAGAATAAGTCTACGGCATCTAATAAAAAGTGCAAAGATCTTCAGAAAGCGGAAATTTTCTTGAAAGCTCTTTCGCATGATGTTGATACAATAGAAGTCAGTCATTGGGATAATAAAGCTTGGGGCGAGACTCCAGCTGATTTTAACAGAAAGTAACAAAATTAGCGGGAAGTACAACCGATCGAAGGCACGACCAACTTAGCAAAGTTCACGCTTTAGGCCATTTTGCGTGAGAAGTTTTGTATCGTCCAGAACGTAGGCTGGCGGTGTGGTACCGAGCAGGGCATTATATCGGTACATCTGGAAGTCATGGTGGAGTCCAATTTGTAGTTTGCCAGACTTGTAGGTTCGATTCCTACACTTCCACTACCCAAATTGTTCATTTATAATTTCAGTCATAATGCTACTGTGAAGCAGCTTGTGGCACTCATTTTATCAACTTGGAAGGTTCTGGCTCGTGAGAGTCGGAACATTTTTCAAAAATAATCACTGAATTTACAAACTTGCTGAAATCTTGTTTGCTATTCATAAACGTAAAAACATCGCAGAGTAGAGCAGCGGTAGCTCGCCAGGCTCATTACCTGGAGGACGCTGGTTCGATTCCAGCCTCTGCAACTATTAGACAGTGAAACAAAGAGCATGACAATAACGTAATAACATATATTCGTTCATAGTTGGAATGTCTGGCGTTGCTGTTCTCCAAACTGGCAACGCCAGTTTATTCTTTAATAAAACAAAAGCGATATATGGGAATTAGTATTATGAAACGCGTGAGGAACAAGCTCGGCAAGTTCTTTCACAAAGACAAGAAGGAAGGAACTCCGATGTTTGGCATTGATTATAGCGATCAATTTACATGTGGCAATTGCAAGTTCTACCAGTATTTAGGCAGCAATGGCGTGATAGGAGTTTGCACGCATGACAAAGGTTTGCATCACACATTGGCAACTGGAGAAAGCACTTATGGTAAGCCTACAATGAAAAGCTGGTTTCTTGCTGTTATGCCTCACTTTCATTGCGGTATGAACTCTTTTACGGCAAAGTAACATAATAAAAGGTCTGGTTCTGTAGCTCAGTTGGTTAGAGCAGTTGACTGTTAATCAGCAGGTCGGAGGTTCAAGTCCTCCCAGTTCCGCAAATTCGGGGTTGTAGCTCAGATGGTAAGAGCGTATGCTTTGCAAGCATAGGGTCGTGAGTGCGAGTCTCACCTTCTCCACGATACATATTTCCGTTTGGCTACCGCTGTATTCAGTTAGGAAGACATGCAACGTGATACCTTGTGTGTTAGGTGGTGCGAATCCATCCAGCGGTTCTATAGGTTTAGTTTTGAGGTTAATTAGGTTGTTTAGTAGGATTGTGAGCCAAATTGGTTTTTATTGTTTTACCAATTTGGCTCTTTTTCTCTTTCATCTGATAACTGATATTACTTGACCAATGTTATGACTTAAAATGTAAATATATGAAAGTAATTAGTAGAAAACAACTTCCGACACAGAGCAATCTGTTTTTCAAGGGCCTAACATCGTATATTGCGCTGGACTATTTTCATGCTCCTGGATGGTTGTGGGGTGTTGTAGGCTGTATTTTTGTATTGGCCGCAATAGGCAGAATATACGCCTATGCCAAAGAGAAGGAGACATTCATCAATTTATAAATTGACTATGGATATTTCTAAGTGTTATAAATGGTTGCTCGAAAGCAACCGTACAAAGCATTTGGCCGTTGGTTTTATCATCGGATTTACATTCGGATATAACGCAGCAATTGCAGCTGGAGCAGCGGCAGAGTTCAAGGATTGGACATATTCTGGATATAAGGGCGGCAAGTTTGGTTTCATGTATGGTAATGGTTTTGATTGGTTGGACTTGGCAGCTACAGCTCTTGGTGGATTGGCTGGTCACATCACTTCCAGTATTATTGGACTAAGATAAAATAAGATTATGCAAAAATATATAGGAGCTAAAACTGTATCGGCAGAGCCGATGAACGAGCTGGAAGCCTATGATAATGGTTATGCTCGCAGTTATTCAGTAAGTGGGCATGGTAATGAGCCGAAGAAAGGCTACCATGTTCAGTATACAAACCCAGACGGCAGCATATATGACAGCTGGTCTCCAAAGGATGTCTTTGAGAAGGCTTACAAGGTTGCAGATACTCCTTATGATCGCATGGTTATTGAGTATGAAGAAGAGTCAACACGATATGAGAAAGGCAAGCAGTTTGTTGATAGTCGAAATTTCGACAAGCTCAACTATCTCGCAAAAACTCTTCTCTCTGCACAGAACGAGACACAGCGTGAATATTGTTACCTATTGAGCGATAGAATGGCTCAGATGTCAAATAAACAGGTAGAACCGACAAATTACGACTTCGGTACGGCAATCAAATTCTTAAAGGCTGGTGGAGCTATTCGTAGAGCTGGATGGAACGGTAAAGGAATGTTTGTCATCAAGCAAGTTCCAGCTAACATCAAGGCCGACATTATTCCAAATATGCAGTCGCTTCCGCAGATAGCCAAAGATATTTTGATGACTCGTAGTGATGCCCATATTGACTATACCAATCAGATGCTTATCATTAATCCAGACGGAAGGGCAGATTCATGGGTTCCGTCGTCAAGTGATGTGTTTGCCGAGGATTGGGAACTTGTAACAGAGTAAACATTTAACCACATAAATTATATCAGTTGCGGAACCGCCACTTGCTCGTGATGAGTAGGTGGCGGTCATTTTTATGTCTATATGCAAGCTTGCATGAAGGCTTGTTGTAATTTATATTGGTTATCCAGGCTATTGCCGTTGTAATAGTGTTTCTGGATGACTTCCACGCTTGTTCCAGCAGCCGAAGCTATATAGGCTATTGGCAAGCCATGATCGAGAGCTACTGTTATTGCTGTATGTCTGAAAACATAGGCGTACAAGTCAAAATCACATTGTAGCTCGTCACCGACATCTTTAAGCCATACGTTGAGCTTCTGACGAAACTTCTTAAAGATGTAATCCTTCGTAACGTGTTTCTTTTCTTCTTCGTCATCCATGATAGGAAACACATAACCATCCTTTGATTTTCCAGCATATTTACAGATTATCTCGTCCATCTTAGGAGTTATTGGAATCTCCACCATTTTGTGCGTTTTCTTGCGTCTGGCAAGGATTGTATGGTTTCTGGTAATATGCTCAACCTTCAACTTTATAACGTCACAGGGAGCAAAAAATGACTGAAACATGAATACACAGAAGTCGTAGTACAGTTCTACTTTTCCTCTGTCCGTCCATTCTGGGGTAAGATTGAATAAGTCAACGTGCATGAAGTCCTTGATTTGGTCTTTGGAAAGCACATCTGGACGCTTCATGTCATCCTCGTATTTAGCAGGATTATAATCGTTGAAATTGAAATCGCCTATACGCACAAGAGAAAAATCTACTTCACGGTCTTTCGATGCTCTTCCTAAGATGGCTCTAAAAGCTTTTGCAGTACCTCTAAAACCGTTGTACTTGGCAAATATTCCAGCTATTCTTGCACAGAAATCATAGTTGATGTCAGAGAACTTAATGAGACTGAAGTCTGGAATGATTTTACGACACTTTGTAAGCAGCTTCTCATAGCACTCAAAGTTGCAGCCCTGCTTCTGTTTCTCACGCTCTATGACAACTTGAATGAACTGCTCTAAAAACATTGCAGAACCAGCAGCCTCAGTTTCTATGCCGTGAGCCTTGTTTAGAATTTTGGAATGGGAATAATAAGATGCAACCTGTCTGGCATTGTATTCCGGATGTTCCATGCAGAGCTTACGATAAACTTGCTTGAAATCCTCCAGAGCCTTGTTATTCTCCCGGTAAGAGGTTGCATAAGTTGAGAAACGCTCTTTGTCAGCTTTCCAGTGTCTGTTAATATTAGGATTACCGACAAGAATACTTTTGACGGATTTGTAGTACCTTGCCTTGCCTTCGCTTATACGAAGCACAAGAAAGCCGTCTCGTACAATGAATTTTAGCTTCACCATAATTTCGCCATTTAGTTAAAAATGTAAAAGAAGATGATGAACCAATGGATAGAATCCTCACTGAAAGATTGTTCCGCACACAAGTCTGTACACTGTCAAAAGTTCGTGTCTTTACTTGTGAACCTTTACGGATTTTCACTTTGATGGTTCCGTGCTACTTTCGTAGCTCAACTAAATAGCTCGTAATAAATGATTTATGTACCGTATTGGTACATTTTCACCTTAACGAAAAATGAGGAACTTTTTAAGGCTCCTCATTTCATAGCGGTGCGTACGAGATTCGAACTCGTGACCTCCTGCGTGACAGGCAGGCATTCTAACCTACTGAACTAACGCACCTTTAAAGTGCAATCTGGAATGAAGAGCGGTGCGTACGAGATTCGAACTCGTGACCTCCTGCGTGACAGGCAGGCATTCTAACCTACTGAACTAACGCACCTTGTGTCGTTCCTTGTTTGCGAGTGCAAAGGTACTCAAAAGTATCCAATCCTCCAAACATTTCTCCATCTTTTTTTCAAAAAAGTTATTTTCCGCTTTCGGGCTGATGGCCAATGTTTGTTATGCCAAGTGTCAAACGTGCTTAGGCAACAGTTCTATGAACCCTGCAGCAGTCTTTGGTATATGACGACATCTTGATATTGATTACCATCGAAGAGCCAGTCGTGGAGCATACCTTCCTGGGCAAAGTCCGCCCCCTCGAAAAGCCGTCGGCTATAGATATTGTTTACGGCCACCAAAGCATAAAGCTTATGGATATGCAAGATAGCGTAAGCGTAGCGAAACACATGCTGCAGGGCGGCAAGACCATAACCGCGATTGCGGAATGGCTCGAAGATGACTATTCCCACCTCTGCTCTACGATGCTGGGCATTGAAATTCATCAAGTCCAAGATGCCTACGGCGCGACCCTGGGAGTCGCAAATCATCATTCTCACCTGATGATCCGTAAAAATGTCGCCTGTGGCATTGGCTATGTATTCGCGAAGCGCATAACGAGAATAAGGAGCCGTGGTAGTCCCCACGCACCAAAGTGAGACGTCGTTTTCCACCTCGTAAAGCAAGTCGAGATCTTCCGGCTCAAGGGCACGCAAAGTGACTTCTGTTTCTGAAATAAATGGCATTGACAT